CGGACGTTCACCTCCCAGACCGGACCCATCGGCTCCGGGGGCCAGGGGAGATCGTTCGCCTTGGCGAACGCCTCACCCGCCCGGACCACCGTGTGGTCGAAGTCGCTCATGTCGTACTTGGTCCCGTAGACCTCCACCGCGATGCCCACGTATGCCTCAGATCCGGGGATCCCCTCCGGGGAGATCACCTCCACGTATTCCTCGCGCCGCTTCATCCCTTGCTCCCTTCCGCCGGAACGAAGTCCCGGCACTTGCAGACCTTCCGACCGCCCTGGACCCAGAGGTAGTGGCAGGACGCCCGCCCTGGACCCTTCGATCCCCGCGCCCGCCTCTGGGACGTCGCGCCCCTGGAGGGACGATGGAGATGCTTCCCGTGCCCGCACCGGCAGACGATCATCGCCCCGTCCCCGCGTAGTACGGACCGTCGTAGCGGACCACGCCGCGCCGATCACGCGAGACCGTGAACAGGCGATCCCGCTCCGTCCCGCGCGCCTTGGTGGTCTTGTGGAGGACCACGGAGACCTCGCCCTCCTCCAGGAGGACCGCCGCCTCGCGGACCGCGACGTCCGTCTGGTCCCGGAGGAGATCCCACCGGGAGACCGTCGCGTCCAGGACCACCATCCCGGACCGGGGGGTCTGGACCTGGATCGTCGCCGTCCACGTCCGCGTCTGCTCGTATCCGCTCATCCCAGGACCTCCGTCGTATCGGGGGATCTCCCCCGGTGCAGGGAGAGTGGACCTAGCGGGCCAGGGACGCAAGTCCCCAGGATCCCGCCCAGGAGGACCGCCCCAGGGCCGTCCGCCCGTTCGCCCTCCTCCTGGACCTCCCGCCCGTCCTGGGCCGTCCTGGACGGTCTGGGGACGATCCTGGAGGGAATGAGAAAGGCCCCCATCCCCGGAGGGATGAGGGCCTGGGTCCGGACCGTTCAGGCGGGCAGGATCTCCGCGAGGGACTCCCGCGCGAAGTCCGCCTCCGCCCAGGAGACCCGATGGACCTGGGTGGAGTCGCCGCAGATCGCGCACTCGCCCCAGGGACCGCCATCCGGCTCGTACTCGCCCGGACGGACCGCGACGTAGCAGGACCCGCACGCGAACGCCGTCCCGCGCGGGGCGCGGACCGCCGCCGCGACCTCCTCCAGGGAGGAGGCCGGGACGGACCAGACCGTGTAGGTCCGCCCGGTCCCGAAGGCGGTGGACGGGAGATCCACCAGGGAGACCGCCGCGCCCAGGTGGGCGGAGGTGGAGATCACGCGGACCGCCGCGCCGGTCGGAAGGGACTCGCCGGTCCCCTGGACGCCGGGGAGATCCTTCCCCGTGTAGATGGCGGTGGAGGTGCTGGTGCGAGTCATCCCTGGACCCTCCTGGGTCTGTGCCGGGGGACTTCCCCGGAGCCGATGAGAGAACAGTACGGGGGGCGCGGAGACCGCGCAAGTGGGATCCGGGGATCTTCTCCGAACATGGAGAACGGCCCCTCCCCGGAGGGAGAGGCCGTCCGCCTGGGGATCCTACCCGCGATGCTCCAGGACCTCCGCCCCGATCATCCACGGACCGTGGATCCGGACGCCCGCCGTGTGGTGCGCTCCCTGGATCCATCCCCGCCCGTACTCCGCCCCGTGGAGCGCGACCACCTCCGCGAGGCGGGCCAGGAGGGACGCGTCCCCCGTCTCCCCGTCCTCCCGAAGGATCTCCGCGTGGGCCAGGATCCGCCCCGCCAGGGCGAACCGGTTCTCCTCATCCACGCGGACCGCCCGCTGGATATCCTGGACCGTGGTCTTGCTCACGCCTGGACCTCCATCGCGTACTCGCCCAGGAAGGGGTCGAACGTCGCGCCGGGGATCTCCGCGTTCCCCATCGCGCGGTCGTAGGCCGCGCGGAGGAGATCGGATCCCCGGATCGCCGCGTTGAAGTCGCGCATCCGCGCGTTCTCCAGGAGGTCGTCCAGGACCTCATCCGCCGCCTGGATCTCCGCGTCGGCCTGGGTCATCCCCTCGCCCTGGAGGTCCGCGATCCGATCCTGGAGGCGGATCTTGGTCCAGAACGCCTTGGTCTCCGTCGTAGTCATCCCGTTCTCCTCATCCCTTCGGGGGATCTCCCCGGTGCAGGAACAGTAGGGGAGGCCCAGGGGGCACGCAAGTCCCCAGGGAGATCCCCCAGGAACGCCCAGGACGGACGCCCCGAACATGGAGAGACCCCAGACCCCGCCGGGGATCTGGGGCCGCTCCTGGGCCGTCCTAGCGTGCGAGGCGCGCCGCCGGGACCTTCTCCTGGATCACGGAGAGGACCTTCTGCTTCCGCCGCGCTGCGGGGCCGTCGTAGACGATGGAGTCCATCCGGACGTCCACGTCCGCGAACCGGCGACCGTGGTAGTCGACCACGTGGTCCAGGTACTCGCCCGCCGCCTGGAGGACGCCCCACGCGGTTCCGCGAACCGGGTCCAGGTTCTCCGTCGTGCGGTAGATCTCGCGGACCTTCGCGAAGTCGCTCCGGTCGATCTTCTCCGGGGCCTTCTGCGTCTCCGGGACCGGGAACGCCGCGCGGAGGATCGCGTCCACCTGTCGGGTCGAGACCTTCGCGAGGGCGAGACGCCCCGCGATCCGGGAGAACTCCTCCGTGTACGTGAACGTCACGCCCAGGGCCTCCCGCGCCGCCGCCAGTTTGCCCTCCGTGGACCCGGAGTGCCGGATCCGGAAGGTCCGGGTCGCCGCGCCCAGGGCCAGGGTCCAGGTGTTCGCGCAGACCACGCGGACCATTGTCACGGACGCCTGGAGGACCGTGGACCCATCGAAGCCGTTGGTGACCAGAATGTACGGCTTGGTCTCGCCCTCATCGCCGGGGACGTGGATCCCGTCCGGGAGTTCCATGCTCAGGAACACTTTGCGACCGCCGAACAGGGACCCCGCCGTCTCATACTTCGCGGCACCGCTGTCCACCAGGGAGTCCGCCCAGACGAACGCGTCCCGGTTCTGGACGATCTGGTACGCGTCCCCGACCACGCCCAGGACGGACCCGTCCGTCTGTCGGACCGTCGCCCAGGAGGACGGGACCAGGACGTCATCCCCGCCGAACCGCGTCCAGAGGGGCTGCTTGCTGACGGACCAGTCCAGACCCGCCGCGACGATCATCTCCTCCGACGTGCTGAGTTCGTTCTCGGTCTTGGTCCCCAGACCGTGCCAGGGGATCCCGCGACCGTAGGCCATCGTCTCCACCGCTGCGACCATCTCTCTGCATCCTCTCTGGGTCCGCCTGGGACCCGCTAGACCTTCCGGGGAAGTCCCCGGACCTGGAGAATAGAGGAAGGGCTGGAACCTTGTCCAGCCCTTTCTCGCCGTGGGGGAGATCCCTGGAGGAGACTACCGGGAGACCTCCTCCAGGAAGGACGCGACGTGCATCCGGATCCCCGCGATGTACCACCCGTCCGCGACCGCCTCAAAGAACGGGGACCCGCCCCAGAGGTCGCGATCCGATCCCACGAACGCCTCAAAGTACGCGATGGTCGCCGCCTGGCGGCGTTCGTGGGAGGTCTCGCCCGCCACCGGCCCGACCAGGACGGAGACCGTCTCCGTCTCCCGGATCCGATCCAGTTCGGCCTTCGCCGCCTCGCGGACCCGGACCTGGGCTTCGCGTGTCCCCGCGCCCTGGCATCCGAAGCAGACGCCATGCTCGCGGACCCAGGACCCGAACCCCTTACCCTTGCAGCGAGTGCAGTTCTTCATCCCCAGGACCTCCGTTCGCGCCCCTGTTTGGGTCGCCTCTGGCGACCAGAGTGACGGTATTCCGGGCATATGTAAAGTCCTCCAGGGAGATCCCCGGAGGACTCAGACCAGATCCAGGAGGAGAGATCAGATCCCGGAGAGGAACGCCCGCTCCTCCGCCTCACGCTCCGCCTGGGCCATCTCATCCGTCCATCCGACGAGCGCGTACTGCCGATCCATCTCCGCGCGGAACGCCGCCTCCGCCGCGTCATCCTGGATGCACTCGCCCTGGGCGCGGAGGAACCGGACGGAGTCGACCTCGCGCCGGTAGAGGTACCGCGCCTTCTCACCTTCCGCGAACCGCGCGAACAGGGTCTCCCGGTTCACGTCCACCACGCGCCCGATCCGCCCCGTCCGCCGCTCCCGGACCAGATCCCCGAGGTTGATCTGCTGGCGCGACCCGTCGATGCGGAGGCTGTTCACGATCTCCTGGACCTTCATCTCTGGACCTCATCCCTTCGCGCACGCCGCGCGTCTGGAGACCAGAGTGGGAGTAGATCCGGATCCCGTCAAGTAGCCGGGGGAGATCCCTGGAGGGATCTGGAGGTCCCCGGTGATCCGGTCGCCGTCCCGTGCCGGGGATCCTCCAGGACGCGAGGATACCGTCCAGGGGACCATCCGGACGCCCTGGACGGGATCGCCGCTCCTGGGCCGTCCTGGACGGTCCTGGAGGGCATGGAGAGGCCCCCAGACGGGAGGGTCCGCCTGGGGGCCGCGATGCGCCCGGACTATCCGCCGCGAGTCGCCCGGACGTGTCCCAGCGAGGAGTTGATGCCGACCGCCGACGTCGCGCACGCGAGCCACGCGAGGAACGCCGCGAACGCGGACTCCGCGCTGGCGTTCGCCCCGACCACGGCCACGTAGGCGAACACGTAGAGGACCGCCGACAGGATGAACGCCTGGAGGGCACCGGAGACCTTCGCGTCCAGGGCCGGGAATACGTGTTTGAGCAGTTCGATGAGTTGGCGGATGATCGCCGCCGCCGGGAACGCGCCCGTCCCCAGGAGGATTGCCGCCAGAGTTGTGTCGACCACCGTGCCCTCCATCATGCCGTCGCCGCGACCACGGACGCGTGGCAGTAGCCCACCACGCCCTTGCCGGGGACCCAGACGCGGTACCACCGCTTGTCGCCGCCCACGGACTCCCCGATCACCGTCCCGCCGTGCTGGAGGACCTGGGTGGTCAGCCGCCCGATGGGAGTCGACGCCCGCGTGGCCTTGGGCCGGATCCAGACCCAGGAGGAGACGGACGCCCGCTTGCGGAGGGTCCGCTTGGTCCACGTCCCGATGGTCCACCCGCGCCCAGGGAACTGCTCCAGGGCCGCGAACAGGACGGACTCGGGCCACCAGTTCGGACCCTTCGGGATCCCCGCCCTCCGACCGTCCGCGAGAGGATCCCAGGTCAGGAACCCAGGACCGGACCCGCCCGTGCAGAGGTTCACGTTCGCCGCCCATTCGTTCACGTAGACGGAGTGCAGATCCTCAAAGGACTTGTCCGCCTCCAGGCACTCCGGGAGGGGCGAGTAGTCGATGTTCGCGATGGCTCCGACGCCCGACCGGACCAGAGACCGGAACCGGTCTTTGTCCATCCCATCGTCGTAGTCGAAGATCGTCAGCGGGACCCCCACCTTGGCAAGGGCCGTCGCGAGTTGCCGGATCGTCGTGCCGCCCTGGACGTCGCCGGTCAGGACGCGCATCTGGTCCGGGGTCTTGTTGATCGCGCCCAGGGACCACCTATCCGCGAGGGTCGCCGCAGACGCGGGGCCACAGTTGGAGTTCCCCAGGGGAGACCCCGTGAGTTGCTTTCGGAACCTGGGTCGATAGACCGCCTGGGTCATCCCTTCCTCCTCTGGTACAGGGTCGCTACATAGGCGAGACCGCCGACAATCATCGCACCTCGCGCAAGGTTCGCGAGGACGGCCAGGACGTCGGACGTCCCGCCGGTCGTGACGTTCAGGTAGTAGCCGAACGCGGAGACGATCCCGCCCGCCCCGGAGGCCAGGAGGACGAACCCCAGGAGGACGGACCGCGCCGCCCGCTCATCGTGGAAGTGCCGCCAGTCCTGGACGGACGCGATGAGGACCACGGTCCAGATCGCGACGAGGACCGCCGCGAGCAGGATGGCGATGATCGGACCAGTCATGGCTTGTCCTCCTCCTCATCCTCCCGTTTGCCGATCATCGGGAGACGGACCACGTTCGCGTATCCCAGGAGGATCAGCGCGGCCCCGCCCGCGATTGCCAGGATGGAGAGGACCGCCGTGGCGTCCCGCTCCCGGTCCAGGGCGACGATCACGAACACAGCCACGAACGCGACCACGGTCCCAGACCGGAGCCACCGGAGGATCGGATCGTGTCCCGACCTCCACCCGTTGCCGCCCTTCGCTGCCACGCTACGGGATGCAATGAGGGCACGGGACGTCCACGTCTGGGTCCTTCCCGACCTCCGACCAGAAGTGGTAGAACGTCGCATCCTGGATCCCGTCCAGGGCGCACGCCTCCACCGCCGCGTAGCAGTCGTGGACGATCCCCGTGCTTCGCTGCTGGAGGAAGCGCCCCAGGAGATCCCTGGAGACGTAGGACGAACGCTGCGCCCCGAAGTCGGGCAGAGGGACCGGATCGTACAGGTCCAGGGCGGGAACGCCCAGGACGGTCCCCAGGTCCTCCGCAGCGGCCCACCTGGAGGACGCCTCCCGGTGCCAGGACTCCCCCTCCGGGTCCTGGACCTTCGCCGTGTCGATCTTGCGAGCCATCGGGTCCTCCCTCATCCCAGCCGTAGCGCGATCAGTTTGGTCAGGGACGCTTTCGCGGTCCCCGGCTGGTCACCCGTCACACGGTATCGGATCACCAGATCGCCCGCCGTGACGGTGACAAGGTTCGTCTGCTGGATGAGGTACCACCAGCCGGTCGTCGCGCTCTCCAGGATCTGCAGCGCGGATCCCGTCCGCGCCACGTTCGCGGAGTCCGTGAGGACGTGGTACGTGTGGGACGCGGTTCCGTTGTTCCGGGTCATCTGGAGGGTGGAGAGGATGAGCCACGTCCCCGCAGACGGGAGGGTGAGGTCCAGGATCGTGGTGATCGCCTGGAACCCTACATCTCCGCCCAGGACCGCGCTGGCATACGTGAGGCCAGCCGTGGGCAGACTCCAGACTCCATCGTCCCGGAGAAACTTGGTCCCGTCCTTGGTCCCAGACCCCACGCCCAGGGCCACGGTGCGGTTGCCGCCCACGCCGCCCAGGGTCTTGGTCACGACCCCATCCACGTCTACCTTGTCGTACAGGTACCCAGGCGTGTCGCCCGCACTCGCCGCGACCGTCCCGCCCGACGTCCCGCCGCCGCCTCCGGGGTTCCCGCCCAGGGAGAGGGAGGAGGACCCGGACCCGCCCGTGCTGGAGGACTTGCTGAGCGCGTCCAGTTGCCGACGCATCCGGACGGACGCGTCCAGGGAGACGCTGTTCAGGTCCAGGACCACGTTGTAGTCCAGGGACTCGCGATGGCTGATGGTGATCCCCACCAGCCTCTCCACGGTCACCACGCCCGTCCCAGCCGCGTCCAGGGCGATCCAGTCGCCCAGCCGATAATCCTCCCAGGGTTCGTACTGGCCCGCCGTGAGGAGACCGTGGTCGACCGGGATGGATCGCGCCTCATCCTCCAGGACCGCGATGGCGAGTGCCTGTTCGCCCGCCCGCGCGAGGTCCGTGGCCGTGTCGGACGTCGCCATGCTCAGGAAGCCTTCGCGCCTCCCGATGGTCGGGATCGCCTCCAGGGCGGGGTTCGTGACCTCCACCAGACGCCCGCCCGCGCCCTCCACCAGGAACCGGGTCCGGAGATCCACGAAGTGGCCCAGGTCTACCACGTCGCCCAGGAAGTGCGACCCCTTCCGGAGGATCACGTCCGCCGTCCGGTCGCGCGCCATGTCCACGAACGCGGAGAGTTTCAGGTCGTGGCTCATCGTCCCCTCCAGGCCCAGGGCGACGAGTTGCCGCCATACGTCCAGGAGAGACGTCCCCGCGTGGAATGAGAGGTCGAAGGTGTTGGGCCAGGGATTGCCCTGGGAGTCCACCGTCCCATCGAAGTCGTAGGTGAGGTCGGTGATCGCCCCGCGCGCCTGGGCGCGGTCGATGAGGGTGGAGAGGATCGCCCCGAACGTCTCCCCGGCGAACGTGGCATCGTTCGTCGCCGTGCTGGGAATGTAGAGGTGGACCCCGATCCAGGACCCCGACGCGGAGTTGGTCGTGATCTTGTCGCCCGTGTCGCCCAGGGCAGGACCGTTCAGGTACGAACTCTGGAGGACGCGCCCCGTCCGCTGGGCATCGTCCGTCGCCTCCGTGTACCCGACCGGAGGGGTCATCCCTGGACCGGACGGACCGCCCGCCGTGGACGCCGCGAAGGTCAGGAGGGTCCCGTCTACCACCTCCACGCCCAGGGAGGGAGACTTGATCGCCGTGCCGGATCCCTGGGTCGCGGACGCGAACGCGTAGGTCGTGTAGTCCGTGGACGCGTTCATCAGCGCGACGATGTTCACGACGGCCTGGGAGACCGTGGAGAAAGCCCACTTGTAGGACGTCCCCTCCGACGATCCCGCTGCCTTCCGGTACAGGGTGACGCCCAGGGTCGTCCCGTAGTTGATCCGCCGAAACTCGGTCCACCCCAGGGGAGGCGAGACGGTCTTGCTGGACCCGCCCGCGAACGCGACTGCCGCGATGAGGACGTCCCCGTTCGCCGTCCCCGTGGGCTTGTTGCACGTCACCGTGGTAGCGCCCGCCTCCGCGTTCGCCGCGTGTGACGCGGACCGGACGGACGCCGGGGAGATCGGCCAGGAGGGCGGGTAGACCACCGCCCTCTCCATCATCGAAAGGGCACCGCGCCCCTTCATGTGCCAGTTCTCGCCCCGCGCCTCCTGGACGGAGGTCAGGACCTCCACCGGCTCCTCCATCCACCACGATGCGCGGTAGACCCCGCCGGTCTTCACCTTCACCAGATTGCCCTTGGCCAGGATCTCCGGGGTGGCCTTCGGATCGCTCCGCGACAGGGAGAACCGCCCGGACCCGACCTCGCTCATCTCCACCTGGAGGGCCGCGTCCCATGCGTTCTCCAGGGTCGCGAGCATCGTCCCTGGGTTCCCGCCGTCGTAAACGTCGAGTTCGATGGGGAGGCCGACGAGCGCACCCGGCTCCAGGATCTCCAGGAACTTGCCCTGGCTGGTCCGCGTTGCCATCTAGGTCGTCTCCTCCACGTAGACCAGACCAGAGACCGCCCCGGATGGGACCGTCACCGTCGCCGCCGGGAGGGGCGCGATCCCGCTGTTCGCCGGGTGGAAGTTCGGAGATCGGGTCAGCCACGCGACGATGCCCATCGTCTGCTCAGACGGGAGGCCCAGGTTCAGGACCGCCCGCGACGTCTCCGCCGCCTGGGGCGGGACCGCCTCCTCTATCACCCAGACCTCCGACAGACCACGGTTGGTCCCAGACCCGCCCGACGCGATGGCGACCTCCACGTAGGTCGAGACCTTCGGGGTCGCGAGCCAGTAGACCTGTCGCAGCGCGCCCACCGGGTACTGCGTGTCCCTGGACGCCGCCGTCCCCACCGGGACGGTGATCGTCCCATCCTGGGAGGACGCATCATCGAACCGGAACCGGGGGATCCCCCAGGAGTTCACCAGCGCGCCCTCCAGGACCACCGCGACAATCCGCTTGGCGGATCCCCAGGTGAACCGGATCCACGCCGCTGCGCCCGATGTGGACTGCCACTCCGCCGCCGTCCGGTCCATCGCGAACCCTGGGACGTTCGATCCATTCGTGGAGGAGACGGTGATCGCCGGGGCGACAGGGACGGACGCGTCCAGGAACTGCCCGAAGCCGTCCCCGTAGAGGTCGACCTGTCCCAGGACGTACTGCTCCGTGGGGTTGATGTGGTTCAGGTACGGGAACACTTCCAGGTCCTTGGCGGAGAGGTAGAGGTAGAGCGCCCGGAGGAACCCCGCGAAGATCACGCCCTCATACATGGACTTGTTCAGGTAGAGGTAGAGGGACCGGGCCAGGATCCCGATCACGCCCTCATACATCGCGACGTTCACGTAGACGTAGAGGGATCTGGGGTTGTCGCCCACGCCCGCGATCTCAGAGTAGACCGCCTTGTTCACGTAGGTGTAGAGGGACCTGGGGATCCCCGCGCCGCCCGCCTGTTCGAACGGGACCGCGACCGCGTACCGTCCGGTGATGCCTGGACCCGCGCCCACCAGGACCCCAAAGGACCGCGCCCGGTAGTACCAGCGCCCATTCCCCAGGGCGGCTGTCGTCCAGGACGCCGCGACGTCCGCCCATCCCAGGACGGAGACGTTCGGAGACGTCTGGGCCTCCGGTGACGTGAACGTCCCCGCCCGATCCACCTGGAACGATACGTAGCCGCTCCGCCGGAAGGGATCCAGGTTCTTGGCCTGGAGGGAGGCGGTGGAGGACGTGTTCGTCCCGCCCGACGCGGGCGAGGTCAGGAGGACTTGCACGTTCCGCATGAACGCGCCCGCCATCCTGGGACCGGGCTGGACGTTCGTCGCGCCGATCACGGCTCAGGACCCCAGGAGGGTTCCGGAGAAGTTCTTGCTGGACCCGCTTGCTTGGTACGCCTGGACCACGCACGCCTGGGTGTTCGGGATCGTGGTCGGAGAGTCGTAGATCACGCCCGTCTGTCCCGCCGGGACGTTCATCGGCGCGACGATGTTGGACGCGTTGATCTGGATCCTCATCTGGAACGCCTGGGCCGCATCATCGCAGGACAGAGACGCCCCGATGATCTGCTTGGTCCCGTCGCCCGTCACCGTCGCGACCGTCACCCAGGTAGCCGTCGCGACCGCGACCGCCGATGCGTTGGCGAGTGCCATGATCTCCTCCCTCTACGTGTAGGACGCGACGGTGGTCACGATCCGCGCGAACCTGGGACCCAGGAGGGCACCCAGGGCTGGGGTCGTGCAGCGGACGTAGAGGGTCGCGGACTCCGCTCCCGCCGACAGGGACGCGATGTTGATCGTCACGACCCAGTTCACTCCGTCCTCGGAGATCGCGAAGTCGGCATCGTTGCATTGCACGTTGATCGTGTTCGCGGTCTTGGATCCGGAGACGTTCTTGAGCCGGAACTGTCGGACCACCGTGGTCCCCAGGGGCTGATCTGCGAAGTCCTCCGGGGCCGTGAACTCCACCCCAGGCGTGTCGTCGTGGTTGATGTAGATGATGTCGTCCGGGGTTTGCCCTGCCGCCTTCTCCCCGTACCAATGGCAGATGTAGATCTCCCTCATCCCATCGTTCGCGATGTAGCGGTACGCCCGGACCACCCGCTTCGGCCCCGTGAACGAAACGGCCTTGATATCGGACCTCCACGCGTAGGTGTTCGCCTTCCCTGGGTACCCGCCGGGCATGGATGCCGTCTCCCAGGACCCATCCTGGCCGTTCACGGAGTCCGTGGATCCCTGGACCCCGGTGATCGGCTGCTCGCTGCCCGCGCCGCCGTCATCCTGGACCCAGATGTAGATCGCTGTGACCTCCCTGGACTCTGGGAAGAACATCTCCACGCCGATGTTCTGTCCGGACTGGCCCATGATCCAGGAGACCGCCGTGTAGTCGTAGTCGTTGAGTTCGATTGCCTCCGTGCTATTGAGCCAGGAGTTGACGCCGGTCACCGCCGCCCATCGCCCGACCTGGGTCCCATCGTTGTCGTACGGCATCCTCCGATCCGGGAGCGCGGTGTAGGGCATCGTCGGGCCTCCTCAGGCGTGATACGGAATGTCGATGGTAGACGTGAGGGACCCGCCTGGGGACGTCGCGGAGACGGAGATCGCGTTCGTCCCCGGCTCCAGGACCATCCACCGGAAGTCCCCGGAGTGCCGGATGGATCCGATGGCGTTCACCCCATCATTCTCCGCCGTGAACGCCTTGCAATCCACGATGAGGTGCTTGGTCGCCGCGACGGTGACTAGGCACTCCAGGTAGATCCCGTTCGTCGTGTTCGTGAACCGGGGATTGCTGATCGGACCCGTGAAGTCCAGGACCACGCCCGACGTCCGCGCGCTCCCAGGGTTCGCGAGGTTGAACGCTGTCGGACTCGCGGGGATTGCCCGCGCCGTGTCCACCAGATCCGTCCCGTAGAAGTACGGATCCGCCAGGAGGAAGTCCACGGTCGCGAGGAACGCTTGCCGCCGCCCGCGCTGCTCCGTCGCCTGGAAGCCGACCACCTCCGCCTGGGCCGTCCTGGAGGATCCGTCCGGGAGGACGTGGACCAGCGCGAACGTCCCCGGCTTCGCGAACAGGGTCCGCAGCGTGTCGAGGTTCATCTGCGCCTGGGCCTGGACGTTCGCCTCGGTGAGACCGCCCGCCGCGTCCATGTCGGTGATGAGGAGACCCAGGCCCACGCGCCGCGCGTCGGGCAGTTTCGGCTTCCACCGCCTCCCCTGGAGGTTCGGGACCGCCAGATCCTCCCCGCGCAGAGGACCGAAGTCCTCCACGTCATCCAGGGACCGGACCATCGTCGCGTAGGTGGAGAGGTCCGTCCCCGCGAACGTCCAGCGGTCCGCCGCGATGGCGAGCGTGGTCATGAGAGGACCCCCATGTAGGCGAGTTTCCGCATCTCACGCGCGACGGACGTCCCCGCCGGTTCCGGGATCGGGTTGTTCACGGTGACGGAGACCGCTTGCTGCTTCTGGGTCAGACCCTGCCCGTAGTTCAGCACCGCCTCCCCTCCCCGGATCATCTCCGCCGGTCGCGCCGGGACGATCATCTCGCCCTCATGCACCATCGCCATGCCCGTGTACGGGACCCGATCCGTCCCCGTCTCAAACTTCGGGATGAGACCGCCCAGGAACCCAGCGATGTTCCCGCCAATGTCCCCGATCACGCCCGCGACCTTCCCAGGGAGATCCAGGATCCAGCGCATGAACGCCTCCACCGCCTTGCGGGCGATATCCGCGAACTGCCCGACCAGACCGCCGATCTTCCCAGGGATCCCCAGGATGGTCGAGACCACCTTCCCCACCAGCCCGACCACGTTCCCGACCACGGAGGACGCGACCCGGACGAACACGCCCAGGATCTGCCCGACCAGACCCGCGATCCGCCCAGGGAGCGACAGGTAGAAGCCGACCACGCGACCGATGAGACCCGCGACCGCCTCCACCACGGACGCCGCGATCTGGCCGAAGATCCCCAGGATCTCCCCGACGATCCCGACGATGGCCCCAGGGATCCCCAGGAAGAAGTCGATGATCCCCTGGACGAACGCCTGGATCTGGGGCATCGCCTGGGCGATGAGATCCCCGACGAACCCCAGGATGGCGAGGAACGCTTCCCAGACCCGGACCGGGAACAGGAGAACGTAGTCGATCCAGAGTTGCACCGCCTGTCCGATCAGGTCCCCGATGCCTCCCAGGACGTCCCCGATCACCGCGAACGCCGCGCCGAACGCGTCCCCGACCACCTGGAGGAGACCGCCCAGGGCGTCCCCGATCCATTCCAGGATCCCGCCCACGAAGCCGAACACTTGCTCCCGGATCTCCGGGTTCAGGATCAGGACCGCGATGGCCGCGACGATTGCTCCGATAATGATGAACGGCAACGCTGCCATGATGATCGGGATGGCCGCGCCCATGATCGCGACCGCCCCGGAGAACATCGCGGAGAGACCCGCGCCCAGGGCCGGGACCAGCGCGCCGATCCCGCCGATCAGAGAGGACCCCAGGGCCGGGAGGAGTTTCGTCGCGAGGGTTCCGCCCAGATCGATTGCCTTCCCCGCGACCGCCCCCAGACCGGACGCCGCCGCCGGGAGGAGGTAGACCATCGGACCCAGGGCCTCCCCGACCCCGGCAACGCCCGTGAACAGATCCCCGAAGCCGACCTTTAGCCCATTGATCGCGCGTTTCAGGACGTCCCCGGAACTGTCCGTGTCCGCGACCGCCTTCTCCACCGTCTCCGATCCATCGGAGATCGTGGTGAACAGTTCGCCCAGATCGAACCGCCCCTCCCGGATCGCCGCCGCCATATCGGGACCCGCACGCGCCCCGAACAGTTCCAGGGCCAGGGCGTTCGCCTCGCCCGCCGTCCCCGCGGCTTTGATCGCCGCGATCTGCTCCTGGAGTTTCGCTGGCACGTCCGCAGAGGCCATCGCGGAGTCGAGTTTGGCCTGGGAGTCCTGGAGGGCCACGTTCGCCTTCCGCGCCTCATCGGACCCTTCCCCGTACTTCTTGACGGCCTTGTTGTACGCCTTCTGGGCCTCCGTCACCTTCGCCTGTTGTTCGTTGACGGTGGAGGACTCCTTGGCCATCTTGCCCAGGGCGATCCGGAGGGACCCCATTACCAACTCAGAGTTCACGCCCTCCTTCTCAAACTTGCCCAGGAGACCGATGGACTCCTCAAACGAAAAGCCCACCTGTCGGAGGGGCGCGCCAAACTGGACCACGGACTGGCCGAGTTGATCCACCCCGATCCCCGTGGACTGGCTCGCCCGGAACAGGGCATCCAGGGTCGCCCCCTGGTCCTCCGTCGCGATGGACCAGTCCCCGAATACGCGGGTGAGGGACGCGACGTTGCCCACCGCGTCCGTCCCCGTGATCCTGGACAGGTCGAGGACCTTCTTTGTGAGTCCCTGGAGATCGTCCCCCGTCGCCCCCGTCCGGGTGTTCAGATCCGCCAGGACTTGCCCGACCGTCCCCATGTCGTCCGTGACGGTCCCGGCGACGTTCTTGAAGTCGGCGTTTAGCCCTTTCAGGGCATCGCCCGTCGCCCCCGTTCCCACGCGGATCTTGTCGTAGGCATCATCCACCTGGGTTCCCATGTTGATCCCGGCGAGGGCCACCGTCCCGAACGCCGCGCCCAGACCCGCGCCGATCTTGGTCGCGGTGAGTCCGGACTTGATCCTCTGGCCCAGGGTCTTCCCGGCCTTGTCCCCCGCCTCGCCCGCGGACGTGTCGATATCCCGTTTGAAGTTCTTGTCGTCCAGGAGCATCCGGGCATAGACGTCCGCGACCGCGACACCCGCCATCTACGCTCCTCCTCTCACTCTGTCCGGGAACATCGTAGCCAACGCGTCCACGCGCCTCCACGTCTCATCGAAGGTCGGCACGTGCCGTTCCTCGCCCGCCTGGGCGATGCGCGCGGCCTTCCCCCGCCGCTTCAGTTTGCGGAGGGCCACGTACACGTCGGTCATGCCTTCACGGACGCCGGTCTGGAGGAGGACCAGATGATCGTCGGCCTCCCGGAGGACCCGCTGCTGCGAGGCCTCCCAGAGGAGGAGGAACTGCGTGTCGTCTAAACGCGAGTCGACTTGCGCGGGGTCGAGACCCCAGACGGCGAGGGCGTGTTCGTAGAGTCCTGCGAGGCCGATTGGCTTGCGACCGCCAGGCCCAAGTTTCGGACCTCTCCCAGGACTCCGCGTAGGTCCGTCACGAAAGGGTATGAGATCTCCAGGAGATCCCGGAAGGCCGTATAGACCTCCTGGTCGTCCACGTGCGAGTCGATCCACTCCTGGTCGCCCAGGACGCCCGTCGTGTCGTACTGGCGGACCAGATCGAACATCTGGTCCCCCAGGACGTTCCCGACCTCCGCGACGGAGTCCATATCGGTCATGGAGAGACCGGAGACCGTCCCCAGGGCCTTCCCCAGGTTCTCCTTCCAGACCCGCGAGGGACCACGCTTGAGCGTAGGCACCTCGCGGATCTCGCCGCCCCATCGGACCGGGACCACGCCCCGGAGTTTCTGTTCCTCTGTCCTTCGATCCATCCCTGGACCCTCCTCTCAGCCCGACGCTACGCGGTCGCGCCGATCTTCTCGATGTACCACGGCGACGTGGTGATGGACGCCGGATCCCAGCGGGCCTGGAGGGTCAGACGCGGGGCCAGGGTCCCATCGTCCGCCGCCTCAAACTCCGCGTTCTCGGTCATGATCGCGTCCCGGAGGCCGAACCGGATCTCCCGTCCGTCCAGACCCTGCACCCGGAGTTCCCAGGCGTGGTAGACGGTCGAGGCGAGACGCCGCGAGGACCCGGACGTGGACTCCACGATGGAGGACCCCGCGTTGCTCTGCTCCAGGGCAATGTCCCCGGACCGATGCGCCAACTGCGTCGGCTCCGTGAATGAGAGACCCGTGCCGCCCGCGCCCGTCGTGCCGACGAACGTCAGTTGACGGACCTCCTGCTCGCCGGGGTACCCGAACCGGAAGTAGTCCCCGACCACCAGACCCGCGACGGAGGCCACCTTGATGTTGGTCGACCCCGCCGGGGCGTCCAGGGCGAGGGTCGTGGAGACCACCTCCACCACGGCATCGCCCAGGGTGTGCGCCTTGGTCAGCGCGCCCTCCACGTCGATGCCGGTGCCGCCCGCGCCCGCCGTCCCGACCACCAGGATCTCGCGAAACTCCCGCGCGCCCGCCGCGCCGATCTGGATCACGTCGCCAGCGGTGAAGTTGGTGATCGCGTCCACCTTGATGTTGGTCGCGCCGACGATGGATCCCGCCGCCAGGAGGGTCGAACCGCCGCCGCCCGCCGGGACCCCGATCCCGTCCTGCGCCGTCGCGAGGGACCCAGGGACCATGTAGGAGAGTTTCGTCGGGTCGAGTTCCGGGACCGTGACCTCCAGTTCGGCGGTCTCACTCTGGACGTAGTCCGTCCCCACGATGGGACCCGGCGTGCCATTCAGGTCGGGCGCGTAGTACTCGCGCGTCACCCGGAACATGTTGTTGTCCATCGTGGCCCCGACCGGCTGGCCGTCCACGTAGACCTCGCCCGCTCCGATGAACAGTTCGGATGCGGTGGTCGCGGTCACAGGCATTGCCCGTTCCTCCTCTCACCTCCCTGCTTCCCAGGGAGGAGATCTGGCGACCTCAGACGTTCGTCGCTGTGGTCGCGTGGACGATATAGACGGAGGTCACGGAGGACCACCGCGTGTCCGGATCTTCCCCGGCCTGTCCCCCCACTTCCTCGGCTGAGCGATAGATTGCCACGTTCGCCGCCGGGTGGCGAGGTCCTTCGGAGTGAAGGATCTCGGAGACCCGCTCATCCAGGACCGCCGCGAGCCTGGGGTCCAGGTCGAACGCCTGGACCGCGATCCTCCACCGGGCATGAGCGATCCGCTCCGTCCGGTTTCGGCTGTTCATCCGGACGATCACCAGAGGCGGCGAGTCGCCCGCCGTGTCCGCGTCTCCCTCCATCCGACGCCCGCCCCGGACCTGGACCGGCCACGTCCCGCCGTCCGCCTGGAGACCCGTCCGGATCTCCTGGACGATCTGCCCGATGGGATCCGCCATCTCAGAACCCCTGCCGCTTCATCACGGGACGCATGAGGGACGCGATCCGCCCGGACTCCAGATCCCACGCGGGACCCAGGAAGGGGCGCTCTGCCATCTTCACCGTCCCGATCTCCACGTAGGCACCATAGTCGCAGTTGGTCCCGACCGCGACCATGATCCCCTTCTTTGGCGCGTAGTCCGGGACGGTCTTCCCGTTCTCATCGGACTGCCCAGACCCGACCACGGGCTTGCCGTCCACGAACGCCGCCGTGTGGATGGATCGCCGCAGCGTCCCGCCGATGAGGACGGACCCGTTGTCCGCCCCGATGGGGACCTCCCCGCGCTCCCCCGCCTTGGTCCGCTTGGTCGTGAGGAAGGATCGGTAGCCGCCACGGACCGGGGCCTCCCGCTTGGCACCCGCCTCCACCGCGTGCCCGAAGTTCAGGACCGCGAGACCCAGGGCCGCACGGAACCGCGCCATCTCCGCCGGTCGGATCTTCACCCGCGCCTCAGCCACCTGGGTTCACCTTCCGCCCCGCGATCTCGATGTGGTGCGCCGCTCCGCCCGCGTCCTGGGGATTGCCGATCACCCGGTACGGCTGGGGACCGTAGACGATGAGATCGTCCGCCCGGACGTTCGTCCCCCAGGGCAGGAAGATCAGCGCGTCCACGATCTCCACCCCAGACGGACGGGGCTGCTCCCTGGACCCGCGATCCTGGACCAGCGCCGGGACGTTCGTCGCGACCGTCTCCAGGGCCTCCAGAGGGAGACCCCATTCGTCCTCCCCGCCCGTGGGCGAGTCCCGGAGGATCGCGACCCGATGGACCAGTCCGACGTTCACGCGAACACGATCCCCGCCCTGGGATGCAGACGCGCGAGGATCGCCGCCTTGGTCGCCTCCCTGGACGTGCTGGTACTGCTGGACCCGTAGGACTCAGACCACGATCCCATCGTCCGCTGCGTGACGGGACCCGTTGCGGTGGGACCCGCGCCCGCATCCGTCCCGACCATCTCCAGGAGGGCGACGATCCGCTCCGCGAGGTTCGCGAGCGGGAGGTACGTCACCTCCACCAGGGGCGACCACCTGGAGGCGGAGTTCGTCCCCGTGGTGAGACGGGCCAGGGTGTTCCCTCCGTCCAGGAGGAGGTAGTCGTCTGCCGCCAGGACGGTCCAGGACGCATCCGATGCGCGCTCCCGGACCTGGACCACGGATCCCGCTGGCTGCTCCAGGAGGAGACCAGAGACGCGGCCACGGAGGGTCTGGACCGCCGGGGATCCCTCCCGCGTGTGGGGACCCAGGACGCGGACCATCTGGGCCTCATTGCTGTCGATGAGCCGCTGGATCGCATCGTCTCCCAGGGACGTCCCCGGATCATGCTCACGGTAGACCGCCGGGGTGATGAGGCTCATCGGGGGATCTCCCTGCTACTTGTCCCCGCCGGGACCTTCGATCACCTTGGTCCCGCCCTTCGGACGGCGGACCGCCTTGGCCTGGGGAGGTGCCTGGACCTTGTACCCGACCGCCTCCGCGTCCTCCTCCCGGACCTCCATCCCAGGGGTCGCCCAGAGGCGTGCGCCCTTCTCCGGATCGGTCGTCGCGCGACCGCTGTCGTCCAGATAGACCCGTTCTCCGACCGTGATCCTCGGCATCCCTGCATCCCTTTCGCGTTGCATCGCGAGGGTCACGATCTGGACCCCCTTCTCTCCGGTCATGATAGGCGAACAGGAGGACCCGACCGCGCCGCAGACGGGGCACTTGCCCTTCTCATCCCACGGGAACCCTCCACGCGATGCCATCCCTGGGCCTCCAGGACGGTCGGAGGGCGGCTTCCGCGCGCCCTCCGCCCATTCACCTTGCTGCTACGTCTGGACCCCCACCTTGGTCCAGACGGGGTTGTCCGGGGTCCCCGTGTTGATGTAGAGGATCCCGTTGGTCGTGTCCGTGAGGAGGGCACCCCTGGGAGCGCCGATCCCCGTCTCCTCCACGCCTGGGGTCGTCTCCGTCACCGCGACCTCCGGGGTCGTCCCGCCGGTCAGGGCCGACGCGACCACCTCCAGGAGGGGCTGCGGTCGACGTCCGAACCCAGGACCGGAGAACGTGACGGTGACGGGGGTCCCCGGAAGGGCACCTCCCGCGCAGACCACCGCGCCCGATCCGAACCCTGGGAGTGCTTCGATTGCCGAGTCCACCGCTGCCGCCGCCGCGTTGTACGCGATTGCCGCCGTGGTGAACGCGCCGAACCGGAGCCGAAACGTCCCGCCCGTGGGCGTCCCGGTGATGGTGATCGTCTGGACCTCATCGGTCCCCGCGACGGGCGCGCCGTCCACGGTCGCCCCTGCGGCCAGTCCTGCACCCGCGATGATGGGCATCTCTGGTCTCCCTTCTGCCTGGGAGGGAGACTCGCGCCTCCCTCCCCTGGGCTACTGCTAGATGCCGGTGACGGTGCAGAACGCGGCGGGCCGGAACACGACGAGCGCGAGCCGCTCCTCCGCCCGGATCATCACCTGGTTCTTGATGAAGAAGTCGCTGTGGCTGTCGCTCACGGCGAACGCGATATCCGACCGGCGGAACACCTGGGCACCCGCGCGGAACGCCCCGACGAGGCCCGTCCCCGCCGCGATGGTCGTGGTGAGCGTGACGTTCACGCCCCAGATCCGGTTCGGCCCGACGTCCGCCGGGGACCCCCAGATGTAGATCCCGTCCACCGTCCGGAGGAGACGGACGTCCTGCCAGTCGAGGGGGTTGGCGACGGCGGCATCCACCGGGAGGAACGCCCCGGTCATCACCTTTACCATCGCCTTGTAGAACGCGTCGGGCGTCGGATCCGCGCCCTTGGCCTGGGTCTGGATCCCCGGCGTGTTCAGGATGCCCAGGAGGTTCGGCGCGATGCCGTCTCCGTTGAGCAACTGCCCGTCCTCGCGGTACCCGATGAACTGCCCGAGGCGGGAGTTCACGTAGTCCTCCATCGCGGGTGCGTCCGCGAGGAGTTCGTCCGTGACAGGAAGGACCGTCGCGATCTTCCGGACGGGGCTGGACTTCTCCGTGAATGCCAGGGCGGACTCAGGCTTGGTCCCGCCCTCCCCGACCTCCGCCGCCGCGTTCGTGGTGGTCGTCTCCTCCATGTAGACGATGGAGGACTGCGACGTCCGCCCGGACGCGAGGAGGTCCGCGATGGTCGGCTGCTGCTCGCCCGGCTGGATCATCACGCCGGGGAGGCGCGTGGACTCCAGGGGGTAGCCCGTGGTGGTGAGCAGGGTCTTCATGCCGAACCGCGCGGCCTTCGCGGAGACCTTGGTCAGGTCGATCTCCGACGCGGGACCACGCTTGGCGACCGCGCTGTACTCGGTGAACGCCTTGCTGGCGACGAACAGTTCGCCCAGGGACTTCGGCTGCGGAGGATCCTGGGACTCCTGGGCCTTCATCTCCGGGAACGTCATCGCGCCCTGGGTGGCCTTCCGCCCGATGTCTTCGATCTCCTGGGCCTTCTCCAGGGCCACGCCCAGATCGTTGAGTTCGGCGTTCTTCTGGCGAAGGTCGGAGACCTCCTCATCCGTGAAGTCGCGGTCGGGCTTCGCTGCGAACGCCTCCGCGATGGACTTCTGCTTGGCGATCATCTCCTCGCGGAGCGCCACGATCTTGCTCATGTGCTGGTGTACCTCTCTGTGTCAGGAATGGAGGAGGCGGTTCACGCGCGCCTGGGTCTCCAGGAACGCGACCTCCAGGGACTTGCCCTCCTCACGGACCTTGTCGGGATCCGTCGAGTCGAGCAGACCTTCGATCTCCGAACGGAAGTCATCCGTCTGCCGCAGGGCCTCCAGGAGGGACGTGAGTCTCGCCCGGTTCGCCGCGCTCAGTACGCGACCTTCCTTGGTCCGGAGATCCGCGATCTCCCTTGCTCGGGTCGTGAACGCCTCCACCTCCTCCAGCACGCGGAGGTAGTGGTCCGCGAACGGGATGGCCGCAAGCGCCTCCCCGTCCTCCCCGGACTTGATCGCCAAAGTCTGGGTCCCGTTCCCCGCCCCGATGAGGACGGGTGAGACCTCATGCACGTTGTACCGCTTGTTCAGGTTCGCCTGGACGCCCGCCCAGACGCCCTTGGTGGACTCCACCTCATACCCGAAGGACCACTCCTGCAGATCGCGGAGACCCTTCACGGTGAGGTAGGTGTCGCGCCCGTGGGTCGTGTCGATGAAGAAGCCGCCCGTGAGGATCCCCAGGTTCCTCCCGCCCTTCCCCTTCCCTTCGGTGATCGTCCCGATCCCGACAGGGAGACGCCCGCCCCGCTCGGGCCAGGACGCGTGGGCGTATGAGGAGATCGGGACTTCCTTCCCGACAGGGAGCGACCCGACCAGCGAGACGTCGCCGTCCTTGTCGATATCCTCCGCCTTCTGGTCGGTCGGATCGCCCAGGGTCGCGAACGCGACGGTGACGGATCCATCCTCCGACAGGGAGAGGTCGACCGCCTCCGCGATCTTCACTCCGCGAACGCCCATTGTCGCCTCCTCCGTGGCAGCAAGCGCCACCTATCGCCGCGAGTCTAGCCCATCCGTCCACGCCCAGGAAGATCCCCGGACGTCCTCATCCCCTGGACCCCGCCGCCGCCTCCAGGACCCCCGCCGGGGGAGGTCCCTGGAACGGGACCCATTCGTCCGGATCCATCATCGCCAGGACGGACCCGAGTTTGCGCGCCGGGGAGACCCGCATGGGCGAGACCCCGCCCGACGTCTCCACGATCCGGACCTGTTCCATCCCAGGGGGCACGTCGCCCTCATCCACCCGGACGATGAACGATCCCCGACCGTCCGCGAGTATCACTTTCACGGCTTCCTCACCCATACCCATCTCTGCGCCGCCGCCTTGTCCTGGACGAACCCCGCCGCCTCCACCTTCCGAATGATCTCCGGGGTGGGGTCACGCTCAAACGTGATCCGGAGGATATCGTCCGCCGACAGCCCGCCGTGGATCTGGGCCTCCGTGTACGGACTCCCGAACCGCCCAGGACGGGGCAGGGCTCCGCGCCCGCCCATCGCGTTCGGGTTGTAGGACGTCGCCCGGACTGCGGTCAGGGGAGACGGTTGCGCCTCCAGCCCCAGGGAGTCGCCCCAGGTGACGGTCGTCCTGGACCGGACCGCCGGTTTCAGATCCATCAGCACGTCCCCGTACCAGGACGCGGAGTCGCGTGCGCCCTCCATCCTCATGTACCCGTAGATCGCGCGCTGCGTCACCTCCTGGGCCTTCGGCACTCCGAACATGAACGTCTCCGCCGCCGCCCGGTACTCCTGGTTGAGCGCGCCTCCGGACGTCCCCGTCTCAAACTGGCTCTTGAAGCGACCATCGTCCAGGATCCGCCCCAGGGAGTTCATGCTCCGCCGCGTGGAGAGGGTCGCGTCATCCAGGGTCTGCTGCATCACCCGCGCGCCCTCCCTCATCGCGTCATCCACGCTCATCCCCGCCGCCCTGGCCGCGTCCTCCCATCCCATGCGGACCATCATGGAGACGCCCTCACCGTACCGTCCCCATCCCCCGACGCTGTCGACGGGCTGGAGGTACGCCCCGGTCTCCATCTTGTCGTGCATCTCCTCCAGGTGCCGGGAGATCTCATCCGGGAGACCCCTGGGTTCGGGTTCCGCCTGGACGATAGGCGTGTCGTCCACCGGGGGAGGTGCCGCGTCCTCTGGGACCACCGGCTCCGCCTCCACGGGCGCGGGTGGGACTTCCTCCTCCACCGGGGCGGGCGGCTCCGCTGGGGCCGTCTCAGCCGGTGCAGGGGCCTCCTCCTCCCGGAGGACCACGGGACCGAACGCCCGCTGGCAATGAGGATGGGCCAGGGGGTATTCGTCCGCCTCATCCAGGGTCCGCGTAGACCCGTCCGCCAGATCCGGGTCGTCGTGTTCCGTCCAGCCGCACTCCGGGCCATCGTAGACCTGGACCATCTCCACGATCCCGGACTCCCGGTAGCCCTCCGTCGCCGCGTAGTTGTACGCGAACCCAGACTCGGTGAGCGCGATGATGTGCGCCCGCCCGCCGTCCTCTCCCCAGGACCGGAGGAGATCCCCCAGGCGCTCCTCCAGACGGTCCGCGTTCGATCCCGCCCGGATCTCCGCCTCCACGCGAGTCGCGATCATCCGCTGGCTGGCTTCATTGATCTGTGTGATCCGCGTCCCGACCTTCTCCAGGATCCTCTCCACGCCGCGCGCGTTCAGGTCGAAGTCCAGACGCCGCCCGATCTGCGCGCCCACCACGTCCTCCCAGACCGTCTGGGTCATGGAGAGGTACTGCTTGTCGAGGATCCCTTTCAGTTCCCGCGTGAGGACGGAGGATCCGCCGGTCGCCGCGATGGTGGATCGGTAGAGGGACCGGACCATCGTCTCCGTGTCGGACGGACTCGCGGCCTTCCGCCCGCCCAGGATCGCCGTCTCCAGGTGCCGGAAGTACCGCTGCAGATCCGGGGTCGCCGCCCGGATGGAGACCTCCACCGCCCGACGTCGGACCCCGACCACCGCGCGCGGCCCGACGATCCTCTCAGCCTTGGTCGCGACCACCATCCGCGCTACGTCCCCAGGGCGACGATCTCCTCCAGGAGGGACGCCGCTCCCTCTCCAGGGACCTCCTCCGTGTCGTCCTCCTCCTCCGGGGGTTCCTCCTGGGGGGCGACCTCCGCCGCCGTGGGCGTTCCCTCCTCCACCGCCGGGGCCATCTGGTCATCCTCCGGGACCACCACGATGTTGAAGGCGCGGAGGTAGACCCGATCCGCCTCATCGTCCACGGGGAGACCGATCTGCTGCTTGTACGTGGCCAGGGTGATCAGCCCCTTGCTCGCCGCGTCACCCGCCCGCGCCCAGATCTTGTTCTGGTCCTCCTGGAGGACGCGGACCTCCGTCGTGTCGAAGTCGGTCAGGAACCGCGTCGGATCCGCGACGAACTCCGGGGTGAGTTGAATGTCGATCTGGGAGGAGAGGAGCCGCTGGGTCGGGATCAAGTTCTCCTCCCATCCCGCCTCCCTCGCCTCTCCGAAGTTCGCGAACGTGGACCGATCCAGGCCCGCGCCCAGACCCGCGACGATGGCGGGGACGCCCGTCACCCCGGAGATGCGCTCCTCCGGGACCCTCCGGAGCGCGGTGAGATCCATCTGTTGCGGGGAGAACGAAAGGACCTGGACCTTCACCTTCCCGGAGATCACCAGAGGCTCGCCCCGGTTGTCGCCGCCGAACCGCTCCCGGAAGTTGGCTTTGATCGCGTTCGCCCCAGGGTCGTCCAGGACGGACTCGGTATCGTCCGGGGAGATCACGACCCCAGGGACGCCCAGGTTCCGGAGGAGGGACGCGGAGAAGTTCGCCGCCTCATCGTCGGTAAACACTTCGCGGAGGACCGTGGTGATCGGGGACTTCCCCACGCGGATGTTGTCGGGGTCGATCCCGTATCGGAAGTGGACCGCATCCTCCGCCGGGATCACGACCTCGCGCTGCGCGTCGGGCTTGTAGACGTAGTGACTCAGGTACTCCGTCCCATCCTTCGGCCACTTCGGCTCCACCAGCGCCCAGGGGATCCACCAGAGTTCGGTGATCGCGCCTCCAGGACCTCCCCGGACCTTCACCCAGAACGCGTTGCCGTGGACCCAGAAGTCCACGATGGTAGCCATCCAGAGGAGGATCCCGGAGAAGTACGGGTTGGGCATCCGGAGGAGGTCGACCATCCGGTTCGCGCCCACGTCCTCCGTGGACGTCCACTCCCCATCGTCGCCCTTCTCACGGATCCGGACGGGTGCCTCTGGGAAGTTCCGCGCGATCCATCCCAGGGTCGCGCCCACGATGGAGTTGCCCGTCCCGTCCCCGACCGCGCCCTTGTAGTCGTACTCCGTCCGCCCCAGGAACGCGGACCAGAGGGATCCCCCCGTCCCCTGGAAGGCCATCCGGAACGCCTTGGTCCCCATCCGGAGACGCCCGACGATGCTCATACCAGATCGCTCCCTCTCACGATGAACGATCCTTCCTGGATCGCCGGGGCCGCGTTCTCGCCCTCCCATCGGAACTGCCACAGCCCGACCTCATCCGCCGTGAGCAGAGCCTCATAGGACCCCACCGCTGTCTTGGTCACGGGAGGTGCGGGGTAGACCGTCACCGTGGGCGCGCCCTCCGCCTGGGAGGGGGCCAGGACGCGCAGGGTGACGGTCGTCGGATCCAGGGGCGCGCCCGTGGAGGGGTCGGCGAATGAGGCCCGGACGAACACGCCCTCCCCCAGGTCGTAGAGGCTAGCCATCGTTCACTCCCACGGTCATACGTTCCCGGTCAGATGCCGACCCTCCGAACCGCCCTTGGTCCCGGATTGTAGCCGTCGCCGTGGGGCCATCGGAGATCGTGATCCCTGGACGGAGGACCTGGGCCACCCGCTGCCCTGTCGCTGCCGTGCTGGATGCCATCCCCAGGACCACCGCTCCGAACCCATCATGCACGCCCTGGGCCTGGGTCAGGGACTCCAGGGAGATCCCCAGGATCCCGGACCTGGAGGACGCGCCCAGGACCGCGACCGCCGATCCCAGGGAGATCCCCAGGACGGACGCCGCATCCTTCCGCCCCTGGACGGAGACGGAGGACGTGAGGGCCAGGGACCACGATCCCGCCGCCGCCTGTGCCGCCGTCCCCGTCGCGGACGTGCTGGACGCCTGGGAGACGGTGAACGATCCACGCCTCCCCGTCGTGTCCTGGACGGAGACCGTGGAGGCCAGGGAGACGGAGAGGATCCCCGCCCCATCGTGCCGCCCCAGGACGGACGTCGCGGAGGAATGAGGGACCGATACCGTCCCCGCCCGCCCGCTCCTGCCCTGGGCCGCTGTGGCGCTGCTGTGGGCCACGGACGCGGATCCCCTCCGTCCCGTCGCGCCCTGGACGGACGTCGCGGAGACGTGGGTGATCGCGAACGATCCGGAGAAGTCGAAGGTTGGCTTGGTCCCCGTCGCCGCCGTCGCGGACGCATGGGAGACGGAGACGGAACCCTGTCCGCCCTTCCTCCCCGCCGCCGCCGTCGCGGAGACGTGCGAGACGGAGAGGGATCCGGTACGTCCCTTCCTCCCCTGGACGGACGTGCTGGAGACGTGGGTGATCGCGAGGGAGGAGGACCCGCCGCCCAGGGCGGACGTCGCGGATGCGTGCGAGACCGTCCAGGACCCGCGCCCGCCCTTGTTCGCCGTGTCCGCCGTGGAGGACGTGTGGGAGACGGAGGAGATCCCGGCCCCTCCCTTGCGCCCCTGGACGGCGACCGAGGAGGCATGGGCGACGGAGAATGATCCGGACTTGTCGAATGAGGGGGTGAACTCCCGGATGGCGACCACGGCCCAGGCACCATCGTCCGACGATTGGGTCCAGCCGAACGTCGTGAGGGCTGCACCCGTCCCGGTGTAGAGGGAGGTCCGTCGGTTGATGACTGCGACGAAGTTCCCGAAGTCCACGCTGTGGGACCGGGTCAGGGAGGCATCGTCCGTGATGCTGGAGAGGGCATTCTCGCCCGAGTAGAGTCCACCGCCCAGCCAGCAGACCACCCCGGAGGGGATCACCAGGGAGGTCGAGATGGTCGAGATGCTGGTGGAGTTCCCCTCGTCATAGCCGACGTTGATCCCACCGGGGACCACCTCGGTCTCGCCGGTCGCTGAGGTCAGGGTGTAGACCGTGGCGATGTAGGCCGTGGATCCGGACCGGACCACCTCTACGGTCTGGACCCCATCGGCAGGGTTGTTCAGGAACCAGCAGGAGGTCGTCCCGGACTCCCCGGCGGTGTTCCGTCCGGTGGCGATCCGGGTCATGCTGACGCCGCCATAGGTGACGTCGGAGGTCTCGTCTACCGCGCCGCCCGTGCAGACGACCACGGCCCCAGCGCAGGAGGCCGTGTTCGGGCTACTCCAGGACCGGGTCCCGGTCCCCGAGGCTAGGTTGGTCGAGGACCCGTAGGCGACTGCCATGCGTCTCCCCTGGACACCCAGGGGCGGGCGATCTCCTCCTCCAGGGGACCGCCCGCCACTCCTGGACTAGGTGACGGAGATGGTCGCCGCCGTGACGGTATAGGTTCCCTGGCCACCGTAGGTTTCGTCGGTGATCTCCGCGTCCCCGAAGTACGTCCCGCCCGTCACGGCAGAGAACAGGCCGACGCGTCGGATCGTGGTGCCGCTGGGTACATCGAACACGGCAGTCCCGGTGATCGCCTTGCTGCCCGCCGCCGCCGCGTTCCAGACCACCGCCTGGCGCGCGTAGGCCGGGGATCCGCCCGTGACCTCGCCGCCGGAACCGGACCCGATCACGTCCGTGTGGAGAGAGAGGAAGCCGATCCCCGCCGCCGGGGCCGCTGGCGTCTCATCCAGGGCGTCCAGCATCTGGTTCAGTCCTACCGCGATGAGTCCCATCTAGACGTCCTCCTCCGCGTCCACGGGGATCTCCCCGGACGCCTCTGTGATCTCTGCCTGGAGGCGCGCGATCTCTGCCTCCACGTCCGCCGCCGTTCGTCCGTCGCCCTCAGAGGACTTGCGACCCTCCACGCGGAAGTCCACCTGGACCTCTAGCATCCGATCCTCCTCAGTACGCGGTGATACTCCGCCGCTCTGGCTTCGCGAGTTCGGTCAGAGCATAGACCGTCGCGTCCACCCGATCATCGTGGTCCGTCGCGACAGGGAACGCCGTCTGTTGCTCCTCCAGGACCGGGAACACGCCCACGTGGTGGACCCGCCCCTGCTCATAGAGTGCGACCACCGGCTCCGCCCGCAGCACCTTGCCTTTCTTGGCATGGACCGTGGAGATCCTGGGGACCTCCCTGGACGTCCTGGAGCATACCGCGCGGAGGACCGCCGCGACCATCTCCCCGCCCTGGTTCGTCTCCGCGACGATCATGTCCGCCGCGTGGAGATCGTAGAGGTGGAGGACCCTGGACCCCCAGACCTCCGGAGACGCCCGCAGACCCTCCGCCTCCAGGACGTAGTAGTCGCCGTCCTCGCCCTTCCCCGCCACGGTCACGCCCGTCTCATCGCTGTCCGGTCCGTGGGTCGTCGCCGGATCCACCGCCAGGACGCGCCGCACCATCGCGGGAGATGCGTGGACCCGTCCCCCTTCGATCATCGCGCCCGTCCAGAGCGCCCCTTCGATCTCCTCCAGGATCTCCGCGTGGAGTTCCTGGCGACCCATCCGCGTCCCCTCATACCGCTGCACGATCTCCGACAGGAACGCCGGGGAGAGGTTCGCCGCGTTGTCGTAGGTGGATCCCTGGGTGAGGACCACGCGCCCCAGGGGATCCCCCTCCAGACGCGACCGATCCCGGAGTTCGCGGATCAGCGCGGTCGGCTTCGGGGTCGTGGTGATGATCGCCTGGGGACTGTCGCCCAGACGGAGACCCAGGAGGGCCATGTCCCACGCCTCCGGGTAGCGCCATGCCGCGAGTTCGTCCGCCCAGAGTTTCGTGTGCTGGGGACCACGGAGACGGTCCGGTTCGTCCGCTGTAAAGATCGTCCCGATGGACCCGGACGGGAACTCCAGACGGAACCGGTTCGCGATGTACCGCGCGGGCCGCTCCGGCGGGAACACGGCGAGGATCCCCGCGACCCCCTCCACCATGATCTCCCGCGCGTCGGTCTTGGTCGGCGCGATGAGACCGATGTGGCTGTTCGTCTCCGACCACTCCCGGACCGCCTCCGCGCCCGTCCGGGTCTTCCCCCATCCGCGACCGGCCAGGATCATCCAGACCCGCCAGTCCCCCAGAGGGAGGATCTGGTCAGGTCTCCCCGCCGTCCTCCAGTCGTGCTGCCGGATCCTTCTCCGCCGCTCCCGCTCCGCCTCCACCAGACGCAGCACGGAGGCGTCGGTAGGCGTGTTCCAGGTCCTCATCGCTCATCCCCTCCAGGAGGCCCGCGATCTCCACGGGGATTGCCGCGCCCTCTGGACCGGAGATCTCCGACCGCTCCGCGTAGTGCTTCGGCCATCGTAGACGCATCCAGGCCAGGGAGGCTTGCCAGTTGCCACGCTGCACCGCCTGTCGGACCGCGCCCACCGTGAGGACGTGGACCTCCGCCTCCGCCCTCCGGACTCTCTCCGCAAACTCCACGAACAGGGGAGATCCCCGGCGTGTGGATCGCCCCTCTCCGCGCGCCATCCACTCCCAGAATGTCGAGGGAGCGATCCCCATCGCCTGGGCCGCGACCTCCAGGGGGGCACCGGACTTCACGGCCAGGACGATCCCGTCCGCGACCTCCGGAGTGAGCCGTGTTCTACGTCCTGTCTGCATCGCCCGCCTCCAGGAGACGCCCGTCCCGGTACGCCTCCAGACGCCCAGCATAGGCCGTCCACTCTGGGGCGGCGATCCCCGTGTCGATCCAGACCCGCGCGTGGCGCACGATCACCGCGCAGCAGAGAATGTGGACCGGGACCTCCATCCCGATCCCAGGGGCCAGGGCACGCGACGTCGCATCCTTCCCGCACCAGATGCACGGACCCTGGGAGATGCCCGTCCTGGAGAGGGACCCGTGGATGGTGAGATCCATCACTCCGGGACCTCCACGCCCAGGAGGAGGAACACGTCCCCAGGGACCTCCAGGTGCGCCGGGACCTCCACCACGGGGAGACCCAGGACGCGGGACCATCGCCCGCGCTCCGGATCTTCGATCACGTCCCGCCGCATCCCCACCGCGACCGGATGCTGCTTCCCGCTCCGGAGACGGCTCACGTCCCGGTAGAGCGCCGCGATGATCCGCTGCTCCTCATCCGTGGGCCGTCGTAGCGTGTCGCTCATCCCTGGATCTCCTCAGACGCCCCGGATCGGGACCTTCACGATGGGATTGGTGGACCGATGGAGTTGGAGTTTCACCACGTCGGATCCCCACCGCCGCTGCAGACGGTGCGCCTGTCGGACTTCCTCGCCCATATCGCGCCGCCCCGTGAGGCCCCCAGGGGACTCCCCCAGATGCTCGGCGTCGTAGTAGTACGCGTTCATCCGCCAGATCCGGTGGTAGCGATGGAGGACCCGGAGGGAGAAGTCGAAGTCTTCCTTGAGCCACAGGTCCTCATCGAACGCGAGACCCGGATCCCGCTCCGCGCATACGCCCATGAACGTCCCCAGGACCACGGACGTCAGCCCGAACGGCGTGTAGGGCCGGTAGAACCGGCGATCCCTCGCGACGTTGATCCCCCAGAGGACCGTCCCGACCTCGCGCGCCATCCGGAACCCCGTCTCCAGGAGCCAGTCGACGTCATCCAGGGAGAGGCGACGTTCCAGGGCCATCCTGGGCTTCGATCTGGACGGGGCCGTCTGGTAGAACCCCTCCCACTTCCCGATGTGGTCCAGGTCATCGTCGGCCATGAGGACGTCCCGCCCAGGGAAGTGCCGAAGGATCGCGTTGCGGGCCTTCGCGATGTTCCCGTCCTCCTCCTCTGGGATCCCCCAGACGGACCACCCAGGAGGGAGATCCTGGAGGGCGAGGTACGTCTCCTCCTGGCGTGCAGGGACCGCGATCACCCCGCGCGGGAACACGCGGACCGTGGAGACGTTCCCCGCCCGCCCGAAGGATGGGACCACGGCCAGGGGCCGGGTGTCGTCTGTCACGTCGGGATCATCCGGAGGACCGCCGCGCCCTGGATCACGCGCCCGACGCCCTTCCGCTCATAGGTTTCTGTCGAGTCCTGGGCCTTCACCGTCTCCAGCCCGAACCTCTCCACCGCGACGGACCAGTCCAGGTCGTTGTCGAACAGGAGGACCACGTAGTTGTGGCTCTCCAGGAGTTCCGTGGCGAACGGGATCTCCGCCGGGACCTTCGCTCCCTGGGACTTCTCCAGACCCTCCAGGAACGCGTCTACATCGTCCCCGTCGTAGCCCGTCCCCCGGAGGTTCCCTTCCGCCGCGATCTTCCGGAGGAGGGCACCCAGCGCGTCCTCATCGTAGGAGCCGAGTTCGGACGTCCGGTTGTCCGCGATGAGGAACGCTTCGGCGGTCTTGTCGTCCATCGGGACCACGTTCGCCGCGATCTCCTCCCATCCCAGGGCGACCGCCGCCCGCCAGAGGTGGTTCCCCGCGACGATGTACCGGGTGGACTCCTGGACCACGATGGGTTTCTGCTGGCCGAACCGCCGAAGGGACTCCGCGATGGCCCCCACGTCGCCCTCGCGGGGATTGCCTGGGAACGGTTCCACCGTGTCCACGCGGATCCGGAGATCACGCAGCGCCGCTGCGATCTTGGTATCGCTCATCCAGGGACCTCCGTCACGGTCAGAACCGTCTCATCTTGCGCTGCGCCCACCTGGACGTCCAGAGGGCCGAAGCCTACCAGGACCCCGGAGTGGTCATCCTGGAGGATCCCGGAGGAGACCAGGGCGTCCACCACGGGTTTCAGTCCCGCGATGAGGTTGTCCAGGTCGCGCGTCCTCCGGACCCGGAACCGCCAGGAGACCGCGATGGTCGCCCGCGTGAGGGGCCACCATTCCGCCTCCGGTGTGTAGGACGTGGACCCCAGGGATCTCCCAGACCGCCCGACCGCTGTCACCATCCACGCCCGCGCGTACTCGCCCCGCGTCATCGCCCGGACCGCCTCATCGTGCGCGATCCCCTTCCAGACCTCGCGGGACTTCCGGACCTGGAACCGGTTCATCCGGTGGAGATCGTTCCCCCCAGGAGGATGCCCAGGGATCCGGACCTCCACGCTGCGAGGGACCCGGATCGTCGCCCTCGCCTCCTGGATCATTGCGTCCATTCGTCCTCCCCTGGACGGAACCGGACCGTCCCGTCCGGGCCGACCTCTCCCACCACGCGCCCCAGGGCGCGCCGCCTCCAGCACGCGGGGTGGAAGTAGACCGTGCCGCGAGGGAGGACCAGCCACCCGATCCTCCAGGACCAGATCCGACGCCCGCAGATGCGGCACCGCCTCATCCCAGGATCTCCGGGCAACGGTGCACGGATGCACCATACCCGCAGACCCCGCAGACCGAACCGGGTCCATCGTAGAAGCCTGGGGACCGGACCGGGGGATCTTCCGCGAGGACGTCCAGGGAGAGACCATCATCCCCAGGGGTGACGGTGGCATCCGGGTACTCCGCCCCGATCCTCTCCAGGATCTTGCCCACCGCTCCCATGTCGAGAGGGAGGTGGATGGTGACTATCGTCCGCCGTTCGCTCATCGGAGACCCTTCCCGCCGCAGTAGATGCAGCCTTCCCAGAGGTTCCCGCCCGTCCCATCGCACTTGGTACACGGCAGGGGACCGCCGAACGTGAGGCGATGAGACGCGGGATCCACGCGAGGGGTCGCGATCTTCCGCTGCCGCTCCTCCTCCGCCGTCGCCGCCCGCGCCGCGTCCCTGGAGGATGCCTCGGCCTTCCTGGGGTTCACGTAGACGTCCGCCTTGCCGTCCCGCTCATACCGGACCAGATGATCCGGGACGCCCTCCTGGGGCGATCCTGGACGGCCAGGGGACCGGAGGGGCGAGACCTGGGGCGGGGGATCTCCCCGACGCTCCGACCGGACCCAGACCGTGAGCCGCTGCCCGTGGTCATGTTCGCCTGTCCTGGAGGAGGTCCGGATCTCCCCCGTGTTGGTGATGATCCCGCGACGGACTGCCGCGTTCAGCCGCGCCGCCATCCCCTTGCCCACCGGGAACGCCGCGCCCAGGTGCGCCCAGACCTCATCGGTCGTAAACGGCTCGCCCTTCCTCGCGACCTCCGCGATGGCGAGATCCACCTGTGCCGCCTCCAGGGGCGTCCACTTGTGATCCGCCGATCTCTGGGACTGCCTCATCCCTTCCGCGAACCCATCCATCCCGTAGACCTCCATCCTCTAGACCCCTGTCGGGGGATCCTCATCATCGCGCCAGCCCATCTCCGCCGCCAGCCGGTCCATCTCATCGTCCGCCCTGGACGCCGCGACGAACGCCGCCCAGAGCGCGATGGCGACGAACCCCAGGAACGCGAACATGCCACCGCCCAGGACCATCCACAGGTTCATCCGTTCCTCCCTTGCACTCCGGGCAGATCCCGTCATCGTCCAGATCGGACGAAAGATCGCCGCACTCATCGCACGGCCAGCACTCGCATCGCTCCCCGATGTGGCCGCGATGCTCCGCGCACGCCCAGTCCCCGCAGTCCGGGCACCGGATCCGCCGCTTCACCTCTGGACCTCCACGCGGAGGACTCCCAGGGAGGGATCCCCCAGGGCCGCGAACGCCCGGACGTCCAGATCCACGATCCTACGTCCTGGACAGGCGCACCAGTCGGTCAGGCGGACCGTCACGGACCGCGATCCCCTGGAGACCGTGACCACGGATCCCCTCCAGGACTTCCCCAGGAACCGGCGCAGACCTGGACCCGCCGCCGCCTCCCCAGGGTTCCAGCGGTACCACGTCGCGATCCCCTCCAGGGATGGTCCAGCGTCTCCGATCCGCCCTGGCCGAATGCTCACGTCGGCTCGGGGAGATGCTGTGTCACCGGGCGGGTCGACCACCCCAGGAGAGGAGATCGGGCCGATCCCGCGAGGGGGGTATCGCGGAACCGGCCCGGAGGGCGTCGGGAGGAGGGAGGTCACCGGGGATGAGTCGGCTGTCGGTCCGCTCCCGATGCGGGATCCGGCACTAGACCCTCCTGTGCTGCGCCCTGGGCCGGTCCGGTGTTCGGGACCGGGATCCCCAACCGAACCGCCCCAGGAGGGCAGCATCGCCGCCGTCGCGATCATACCCGCCGCCACGGCGCGCCGGTAGATCTTCATCGCTGGATCCGCCCCAGGATCGCGCCCAGGGCTTCCGGGCCTGGGTCCCTTCCTGGACGCCGCACGGACTCCGCCCGCGCCGCCTCCTGGAGGAGGGAGGACCGCCGCGCCTCCGCCTGGACGAACACGTACTGCAGGACGTCCCCCGCCTTGGTCGTCGGGGCTTCATGGATCCACCGCGCGACCATCGCCGCCATGCCTGGATCCTTGTCCATGATCCGCCAGAGACGCCCACGGGGAGACGTGTCCTTGTCTGGATCGTCCGGTGCGTTCTCCGGGGATGGGCCTGGGGGAGGTGTCCGGAGACCCTTCGCCAGCCACGCCTCCCGGACCGTCGCCCAGAGGGGGCCGGGGAACGTCCTCCACGCGTCCAGTTGGGCCTTGGTCAGCGTCACCTCGCGCGCGGGAGATGTTCTCCTGGGACTCTCTCCAGGACTCTTGTTCTCTCTCTCCCTCTGATTCTCTATCTTGGCTGGATCCGGCTGGATGGCGGCTGGAGACGATCCAGCCGTCGGCTGGACGTCCGCTTGCCGCCCGCTGGATCCCGGCTGGACCCTGCCACGCTCATCCCGGACCGCCTGGGACGCCCTCGCGCGACCGCCCAGACGGGAGATCTCCCGGTGCTGGTCCTCCCGGTCCTGGACCTCGCGGATCGCCCGCGCGCCCCACTTCTCCCAGGAGTCCGCCGGGATCCGACCGTCCGCGTCCAGGAGGCGGACCGCCTGGAGACGCCCCAGGGGGCCAGGAGGGAGATCCTGGTCGTCCACCTCGCGCGTCCCCGTCCTCCAGGACTCCAGGACCACCAGGAGCCACGCGCCCAGGGCCTCCAGATACTCCCCCTCTGGGTACTTCCGGGCGAGCCTCTGGACCTTCGGATCCGATGTAAGATCCGTCGCGATCTTGGCCCAGGGAAGTCCCCCGCTCATCGCTTCCGGCCCTTCCTCTCCCACGTCGCGGGGCACGTCGCCTGGACGTGGATGATGTTCGTCCCCCGGAACGTCCAGAACTCTCCATCCCAGACCACCAGACGCCCGCACTCGCGGCACGGGACCGGACCCAGGATCGTCGGGTACTTGCTCATCCTTTGGACCTCCGCCGGGATCATACCCGTCTCAGGTACGCCCGGAGTTCGGGACGGTGGGACGTCGCCCATCCGTCCAGGTGGTGATGCTCGCAGACCGTCGCGAGGTGCTGGGGATCGGAGGGAGCGCGCCTCCCCATCCTGGGGGCATCCTTCACGTGGTCCAGGGTCAGGCGACCCCGGCACGTCGCCGGATCCTCCCCCAGGAGGACGGCCACGCATCCACCGTCGCGGGAGAGGACCCGGACCCGCATCTCCGGAGAGACGGGATCACGGGTCCCCTTCCGTCCCCGGCGGTGGACCGGCTTCGGGTATAGCACCTATCGGGGCCAGGACTCCTGCTCAGACGCGCGGTGCGCGCCCCGGTGCCGCTTCTGCAGGAGGCAGATCACCCCATCCGTGAACGGGGACGGGGCCTCACAGGCGACCCCTTCCGCCTCCTCCACCACGCGGACCTCGCCCGCCGGGTACGGCTCGCCCTCCTGGACCTCCTGGTAGACCCCATCCAGGACCTCCACGGGCGTCTCAGCGGCCCCAGGGGCGACGTCCGCCTCCTGGACCTCCTCCTGGACCGGACCCGCGAGGATGCGATCCAGCAGGGCCTTCCTCTGGATCCCCGCGAGTGCGGAGACCGATCCGACGCCTGGGAACATGAGATCCCGGATCTCCCGGATCGTCGCCGGGTCGACGTCCGCGACCGCCGCCGCGAAGTCCGCGACGGAGATCCCGCCGTCCTCCTGGACGCGCGCCTGGAGTCGGTCCTGGAGGGACGGAGGAGGACCCGCCGGGGAGTCCGCCTGGGCCATCTCCTCCGCCGTGTAGACGTCGGACCCGATCCCGATCTCCCGGTTCGGATCCCACGGGAACGCCTTGCGGAGGGCCAGGGCCTCCGCGACCTTCGCGATCATCACGTGCGGCATCTTGTTCCACATGAACGCGTCCCCAGGGACGTACTCATGCCAGAACGCGGTCGCCGCGACCGCGCGGCTCATGCCCTTCCGATAGACCCGGACCGTCGCGGACTCCGGGTGCTGGGGACCCTTCCCGTCCGTGCAGGAGCAGGGAGGTCCGAACGTCGGTTCGTCCTGTCCGTCGTATTCGCCCGTCCGCGCCGCGATGGATCGGTACCCGTCGATGCCGGTCTGGATGGTCATCCGGGGACCCTGCTTGCTGGACCGCTTCACCGCGTAGATCTGGCGCGCGAACGGATCCAGACCGGACCGGACCGCGACCATCGCGAACAGTTGGAGTTCCCCGTCCGTGAGGTCGGGGGCCAGGGTCGCCCGGACCGTCTGGAGGCGGTCGAGGACCACCGCCTCCGGGGACCGGACCACGCCCGTCTGCTGGACCACCTGGACCGCCATCTCCGTGTTGTCGCCGCTCATCCCTTGGCTCCCTTCACCCGGAGCACTCGCGGCCCCGGAACGATGCTGGTGTAGATGGACCGGATCGTCTGGATCTCATCCGCCGGGATGATCTCCGGGACCCGCTCCGCGATTATCGCCTCCAGGGAGGACGCGTAGTCCGTCCAGGAGACCCGCTCCGAGTCCTTGTTCCGCCGATACGTCACGCCCCATCCGTCCCCTTCGATCCCATCGTGGTCTCCGATGAGGAACCGGATCGTGTTCTCCATCGCCGCGATCTGGGACTCTAGATCCTTCGCGTTCGCCTTGGCCGCGATGAGATCCTGGACCAGTTGCCGCGTCTGGGCATCGCCCTGGAGGAGATCCCCGGACGCCTCCGGGAACAGACGCCCGATGGCCTTCCTGGAGGACTCCGATCCATCCGGACGCGGGGGCATCCGGAGGCGCAGCCGCTCCCGGAACGCGGACTCCATCCCGAAGATCCCCTCCCAGAGGCCGGGTTCGAACGGGACCGGGTAGACCGTGAACGCCCGCCCCGTCCAGACCGCGACGTCCGCGACCCTCGCCCCGGTGACGCCCATCTGGTGCTGCACCTGGACCTGGACGTCCGCCGGGACCCCGTTGTCCCACCTGGAGGAGGAGGTGTTCTTGGCCTCCACGATCCGCCCGTCCTCTGTCTCCCCGTCCAGGGAGGCGGACAGCCAGGGGAGATCCCTGGACTCCAGGACGCGACCCTTGCGGACCTTCCGCCCCGTCTCCTCCTGGTACATCTGGAGGATGATCCCCTCCATGTGGGTCCCGACCTGGAAGATCCTGGCCTGGGACTTGTCCGGTGCCTCCTGGACCGCCCCGATCTTCTCCGCGTAGAGGTCCAGGGCGGACCGATACGGGGACTCCCCGCAGATCACCGGGGCATCCGACGATCCGATGTGAGACGCGCGGAACGCGTGCCACTCTGGGGATCCCTGTCGGACCCGGACCACCTTGGTCTGTGCGCTCATCCCTTGCTCCTTCTCTCTGGGGACCCCATCGTCCCCCGTTCTTGTGACAGGTCGAGTGTCACAGGCTCCAGAGGCCGGTCGCGTACTTCGCGAGGATCGCCCCTGCCATCCACGCGATCCCCAGGACCACCAGGACCCAGAGGATCGCGCCCATGATCTCCATCCAGCGGGGTTCGTTCATCGGTCGCCCCAGAGGAACCGCGCCTCAGACTCCGTGAGCGCGTTCCCCTCCATCTGGACCCGGTAGACCGTCAGCACGCCGCCTGGGCCATCCTGGACGCCCTGGGGGCGAACGTGGAGGACGCGGAAGGGTTCGAACGAACCCCGCCGCGCCTCCTGGACTGCGAGATCGCGGGCGACGGCTTCCGTCGCCGCCCGGACCGTCACCTGGAGGACGTCCACGTCAGTCCGCCTTGGCCTTCCGCGCCGCCAGGAGATCGCGGTACGCCTTGTAGGCGCGCCGCTCTGTGACCTCCGCCTCCACCAGGACGGACTTGGCGATCTTCATCCGACCGGAGACCTCGCGCCGCTCCTCCGGAGTCGTCGCCTTCTCCATCGCCTCCTCCAGACGGGCGACGTCGCGCTCCCGCCGCTCCGCCGTCCACTTCGCGCGCATCCGGATCAGTCGCGCGTTGTCGACGGGATCCGGGAGGACCCGGACCGCCTTGGCCGTGGACGCGTGGACCGCCTCCGCCTGGACCTGGGCCTCCGCCTGGATCACGTCCAGGGCGACCGCCGCCTCCTCCGGAGTCCGGACCGTGAGGTCCACGCTGGTCGTGGATCCGTCCGCGTGCTTCACCTTCCGGACGCGGGGGGCCTTCACGACCGCCGCGACCGCCGGGGAGGCCAGGACCTCATCCGCCGTGGTCGTCCCCGCGAGGATCCCCCGGATCCCCTCCAGGACCGCCGCCTTGCCCGCCTCCACGCGGACCCCGTTCTCCGACGTCGGGATGCCGAGTCGCGCGTTCACGTCCTTCTGCTCCGCCGCGACCTTCGCCGCCGCGCGCCGCCGCCGCTGGGCCTCTGCCCGCCGCGCCTTCATGGCCTCCTGGATCTTCGCGTTCTCCGCCTGGACCTTGCTCTGTGCTGCCATCTGGATCTCATCCTTCCTGCTGGACCTGTCTCCGGGAGATCCCC